CTCAGAGAGGTGCAATCCTCAATGCAGTTAAGTTAGCATACAATCCATCGAAGACACAAAGAGATAGACTCTATAGCAATAGAGTTAATCCAGTAATCAATTCACCTGGAGCAGGCATTATTCTCTTTGGTGATAAGACTGGACTTGCTAAGTCCTCAGCATTCGATCGCATCAATGTTCGTAGATTGTTCATCTTCCTCGAAGATGCAGTTTCTGCAGCAGCAAAAGATGTGATGTTTGAGTTTAATGATGCAATCACCAGAAGTTCCTTCGTAAATGCGGTTGAACCTTTCTTAAGAGACGTTCAGGCAAAGCGTGGTATTCAGGAATTTAGATTAATCTGCGATGAAACAAACAATACTGCGGCAATCGTTGACGCAAATGAGTTTGTTGCAGATATCTATATCAAGCCATCAAGATCCATTAACTTTATTGGATTGACATTTGTAGCCACCAGATCTGGGGTTTCATTCTCAGAAGTGATTGGAAACGTTTAATTTTTATAAAAATTACTAAAGAGGCAAAAACAAATGACACTCAGAACAATTTCCCAATTTAAAGCAAATTTAACGGGAGGTGGCGTAAGACCCAATTTATTTGAGGTCGAGTTAAACTTTCCATCAGATTCTGCTTTGACATTTATGTCAAATGATGCAACACCTCAGTCAGAAAATCAAACGATTACTGATGATGGTGTTGCTAATAAGGTTCCTTTCCTCGTAAAGGCAGCAAACCTTCCAGCATCAAATATCACCCCAGTTGAGGTTCCCTTCCGAGGAAGGATCCTCAAAGTTGCTGGTGAAAGAACTTTTGATACTTGGACTGTTACTGTTCTCAACGACACTGACTTCAAACTCAGAACCGTAATGGAACAGTGGATGAATGGTATCAGCAGACTGGCAAATGGATCTGGTGAAGTTAACCCAACAGACTACACCAAAGATGCTAAGGTAAATCAACTTGGCAGAAATGGTGATGTTTTAAGATCCTACAATTTTGTTGGTTTGTTCCCAACCAATATTTCGGAAGTTCCACTATCAATGGATACTACTGATACTATTGAGGAATTCACCGTAGAATTCCAGGTTCTTTACTGGACTGTCGCTGATGGCGGTTCAGATAAACCAGCAATAGCTTGATAAATAGTTAGAACAGTTTAAGTATACTTATAAAATGTCTAAACTCTTTGGATTTTCTATTGAGCCTGGTGAGAAAAAATCAAAATCCGTTGCATCCCCCGTCCCTCCAAATAACGAGGACGGGGTTGATAATTTTATTGCCAGCGGATTTTATGGTTCTTATGTAGATATTGAGGGTGCATATAGAACAGAGCACGATTTAATTAAAAGATATAGAGAGATGGCACTTCACCCAGAAGTGGATAATGCCATCGAAGATGTCGTCAACGAAGCAATCGTAAGTGATCTTTACGATTCTCCAGTAGAAATTGAGTTGTCTAACTTAAAGGCAAGTGATAAATTAAAAGATAAGATTAGATCAGAATTTAGATATATTAAAGAACTTCTAGATTTTGACAGAAAGTCACATGAAATTTTTAGAAATTGGTATATTGATGGTCGTCTATATTACCACAAAGTAATTGATCTTAAAAAACCTCAAGAAGGGATTAAAGAATTAAGATACATTGATCCCATGAAAATGAGGTTTATCCGTCAGGAGAAAAAACCAAAAGGTAATGTTGTTAATGGTATTGATTTATCTCGAATGACAGAAGAGAGTAAGTCATTCTATCCAGAAATTGAAGAATATTTTGTTTTTACTCCAAAAGCAAATTATCCTCTCGGAATGGTTAGTGGGGGAGGATCTAAAGGAGTAAAAATTGCAAAAGATTCAATCACATATGTCACCTCAGGTCTTGTAGATAGAAATAAAGGAACTGGTCTTTCATATTTACATAAGGCAATTAAAGGTCTCAATCAACTTAGAATGATTGAAGATTCTCTGGTTATCTACAGATTATCACGAGCACCAGAACGTAGAATTTTCTACATTGATGTTGGCAATCTACCAAAAGTTAAGGCAGAGCAATATCTTCGTGATGTTATGAACCGCTATAGAAATAAACAGGTTTATAATGCACAAACTGGTGAGATTAGAGATGATCGCAAATTCATGTCTATGATGGAAGACTTCTGGTTACCTAGAAGAGAAGGTGGACGTGGAACAGAAATCACAACTCTTCCTGGTGGACAAAACCTAGGCGAACTTTCTGATATTGAGTATTTCCAGAAAAAACTTTACAGAGCACTTGGTGTTCCAGAATCTAGAATTGCAAATGACGGTGGATTTAACCTCGGTAGATCTTCAGAGATTCTGAGAGATGAACTTAAGTTTGCCAAATTTGTTGGTCGTTTGAGAAAGAGATTTGCAAATCTCTTCAATGATATGATCAAAACTCAGTTAATTTTAAAAAATATTATTACTCCGGAAGACTGGGAAATTATGAGAGATCATATCCAATATGATTTCTTGTATGACAATCAATTTGCAGAGCTCAAAGAAAGTGAATTGATGAATGAGCGTCTCGGAACCCTTGCAACTATGGAACCATATATCGGCAAATATTTTTCAGTCGATTATGTTCGTCGTAAGGTACTACGTCAAACAGATGCAGAAATCATCGAGATTGATGAGCAAATTGAAAAGGAAATTAAGGATGGAATTATTCCAGATCCAAATGCAGTAGATCCAATCACTGGTGAACCACTTCCAGATGGTGGTGGAGATTTATTGGGCGATGTTCCTATGGAACCAGATCTAGATAGTGCTGGTGCCGTTACTGATGTAGATCTACAGAAAGACACCAAATCTGCGGAAATATAAATAAAGAATATATAACAAAAATATTTTTATGGAAAACGTCGTCGATTTGATCGCTACAGACGCACCTGCATCTGAAATTAGCGACAGCATTAAGAATGCATTATTTAATAAAGCAGCGGCTAAAGTCGAAGCACAACGACCAAATGTTGCTATGGCAATGTTTGATGGTGAAGTAGAATCAGAATCGGAGGAGTGATGGCAAGAACTTTACTTTTGGCAGATGAGATTACTGTACCAGGATCTACTGGTGCAGCAACTAGTTTTTCTAGTGCCACTGTTGTTCGTCTTGTAAACAATAATAACTCTGCTGCCGTAGTATCAGTTGTACAAACTCAGGGTGGTACTGGCGTTGGAACATTCACAATGCTTGGAAACACCACCGAGTATTTGGAAAAGCAACCATCATATTGTGTCTTTGCAGTTGGCGGAACTGTTACTGGCGTAAAAGTAGGATTCACCGGATAAAAAAATGAAACTTATCACAGAAGAAATTTCAAACGTTGAGTTTATCACCGAAAAGGTTGGTAAATGCAAAAAGTGTTTTATTGAGGGTGTATTTCTCCAGGGCGGAATTAAAAACCGCAATGGTAGAATGTATCCCGTAGAAACTCTTGCTCGTGAAGTTCAGAGATATAACGAAAACTTCACTAATAAGGGAAGAGCACTTGGAGAACTTGGTCACCCAGATGGTCCTACAGTAAATCTTGATCGTGTTTCACACAAGATTACTGTTCTTGAGCAAAGGGGTGATAACTTCTGGGGTAAGGCACAACTTCTCGATACCCCAATGGGTAAGATTGCACAATCACTGATTGGTGAAGGTGTGCAACTGGGAGTTTCTTCTCGTGGTATTGGTTCTATTAAAGAAGACCATACTGGTTGCAAAGTTGTAGGTGAAGATTTCATGTTGGCAACTGCCGCTGATATCGTTGCCGACCCTTCTGCACCCGATGCTTTTGTCTCGGGAATCATGGAAGGAAAAGAGTGGGTTTGGGAAGGAGGAATTCTTCGTGAGCAACTCGCAGAAAAGACTCAGAGACGTATTAATACTCTTGTTGAGCAAAAAGCACTTGAGGAACACAAACTACAATTGTTCCAAGATTTCTTAGCAAATCTCTAATAATATAAATAAATACAGATTAATACAAACTAATCATAAACAAATGTCCGTTGGTAGCAATTTACAAGAAATGGAAAACGTAGTAACCAAAGGTGCTGCTGCAGCTGAACCAATGCCTAAGTTGGATCTGGATACTCCAGGACAACCAAGTGTTGAGGATCTCGGCGGTCCTTCCCCAGAAAACTATCGTCCCGATGACGATTCAGCAAAACTCAACGAACCCGGTTCGACTCTTGCTCAAGTCAAGAATGTCGTAAACAAGGGTGCAAAACCTGCCGATCCCATGCCTAAGGGTATGAAGGAAGAAGAGGCAGAGGTTGAGGTTGAGGAAGACCAAGAGATCGTATCAGAAGCAGAAGCAACCGAAGAAGAAGTCGTTTCCGAAGAAGAAACTTCTGAAGAAGAAGTTGTTGCAGAAGCTACCGACGAGGAAGAAATCTCGGCAGAGTACAGCATCGAAGAAGATGTTAACGCACTCTTCGCAGGCGAAGAACTTTCCGAGGAGTTCCAAGACAAAGCACGCACAATCTTTGAGACTGCAATCAAGACCAAGGCTGCTGAAATTACTGAAGCAGTTAAGGCAGAATACGAAGCACAACTTGCAGAAGAAGTTGCTTCGGTTAAATCAGAACTCGTAGAGCGTGTTGATTCCTATCTTGAGTATGTTGCTCAAGAATGGATGTCAGAAAACCAAATCGCTATTGAGCACGGTCTGAAGACCGAAATGACAGAATCATTCCTTGTCGGAATGAAGAGTCTTTTTGAAGATCATTATGTATCCATCCCTGAAGAGAGATATGATGTAATCGAGAGCATGGTAGATAAACTAGATGAAATGGAGTCTAAACTCAACGAGCAAATCAATAAGAATGTTGCTCTTAATAAGAGGTTAGCAGAGTCAGTTGCCGATGTAATTTTTGCAGAGGTTTCTGAAGGACTTGCAGTCACTCAGAAAGAAAAACTCGCTTCTCTTGCCGAAAATGTTGAGTTTGATGGTGAAGAGACCTATCGTGAGAAACTAGTTACCCTGAGAAATTCTTATTTCTCGGAAAGTGCAACTAGTGCTCAAAGAGAAGTAGCTGAAGAAGTGGAGGTTGTTGAGGAATCTCAGCAAACTCAAAGTGTTTCTCCATTAATGGAGTCATATCTTTCAGTTCTTCAGAGAGCTTCTAAGAAGTGATTTTTAAATTATCAGAAGTCAAACTAACTATTTTTAAAGAGGTAAATTCAAATGCAAATGTTCAATTCTGAACAACTGCAGGAGAAGTGGGCACCAGTCCTCGACTATGAGGGCATGGATCCTATCAAGGATTCCCATCGCAGAGCTGTCACCGCTATCCTGTTAGAAAACCAAGAGAGAGAATCAAGAGAAGAGCGTGCATTCCTTTCCGAGGCTGCACCAACCAACTTCACCGGTTCTTCAGGCGCAACCGCTGGTTTTAGTGCAAATGCTGGTTCGCCAACCGCTGGTTTCGATCCCGTTCTGATCTCATTGATCAGACGCTCAATGCCTAACCTGGTCGCTTATGACCTCGCAGGCGTTCAGCCAATGAACGGTCCTACTGGACTCATCTTCGCAATGCGCTCCAAGTACAGAACTCAAGGCGGCGCAGAAGCATTCTTCAACGAAGCAGACACCACATTCTCTGCAACTGATTCTTCTTCAGGCACTGGAGAAATCGGTTCAGGTTATGTTTCTGGTTCTGAAGGCAGTGCAGTTGGTCTTGGCACCACTGGCGCTGGTTCAAACGCTTCTAACCCTGGTCTCCTCAGCCCCGACTCCGCTGCTACTCAGAAGCAGTACACTGTCGGACAAGGCATGGACACCGAGGACGCTGAAGCACTCGGAAGTGGTGAGTACAACCACTTTAACGAGATGGCATTCTCGATCGAGAAAGTCACCGTTACCGCTAAGTCACGCGCCCTGAAGGCTGAGTACTCACTCGAGCTCGCTCAAGACCTCAAGGCAATCCACGGTCTCAACGCTGAAGCAGAACTCGCTAACATCCTTAGCACCGAGATTCTTGCTGAAATCAACCGCGAAGTTATCCGTACCATCTATAAGGCAGCAGAATCTGGCGCACAGACCAACGTTGCTAACGCTGGACGTTTCGACCTCGACGTTGACTCCAACGGACGCTGGAGTGTTGAGAAGTTTAAGGGTCTTATCTTCCAAATCGAGCGCGATGCCAACGCAATCGCACAAAGAACTCGTAGAGGAAAGGGCAACATGATCCTCTGCTCTGCAGA